TTTTTTTTTTGGTTATTGTTCCTTTGAAGAAAGCAATGGAGTAGGAGGATTTAACATATTGTATAACATAAACGGAGATGAATATGATGAGAGTACAATATGTGATTTTTATGAAGAATACTATAACCAACAGATGCAAGAACAAAATATAAATAGAACATACGAGGATAATGACTATACGTTTTTAGTTGAAACAAAAAGTACTAAAGTATAAAAAAATTAATATTATTTCTATATTAATTAAAAGGCAAATAATGAGAAGAATTGAAAAATTTGAAACAGAAGATGGAAAATTGTTTGATAAACAATCAGAAGCATTAGCACATGAAGAATTATACTTTAAAGTAGAAGAAATTATAAAACTTCTAGGAGGTACAAATTCTTCTATAGATAAGACAACTGATTTTGTTAGTGGTTGCGGATACTATACATTAAATGAAAAAGATCATTTACTTGCGAATGAAAAAATGGCTATTCTTGTTAACAGTATATTTGATAATAAACCAGGATTTAAATCTAGACAAGTATATCAACATGAATTATTAGGTAAAGCTTCATAAGTGTATTGTACTATATTAGATGGTAAAAGATATGGTCAAACATACTATGCCAACAATCCACATAAAGTAAAAAATAAAGAATATAATATTAAGAGAGGTCTATAAAATATGCAATCTTACACTATAAAACCAGATGAAGAATTTTTAGTATTAACTGAAAAACCAGCTGATACACAAAAGAAAATTAAGCAATGGGTGTCTACAGGATATCAAGTTACTATTATAAATCAGTGTTATGGTACAAATACATTAATAACAACATTAACCAGAAGGAAATAAAAATGTCAAACCAAAAATTTAAACAATTCGCAGATAAAGTAAATGCTAGATTTTTAGAGATCTCAGCATCAGGACAACTTTTTAAAGTTAACATTTCAAAAGACCAACTTTGGGAAACTTATCAAAACACTTTTCCAGCAGCTGAAAATCCAATTTTTAGAGAGAGAAAAGTACATGACTGTCAAACATGTTACTCATTTATCAAGAAATTGGGTGCTGTTGTATCTATTCAAGATGACACATTACAAACTATTTGGGATGTAGAAGGACTTGAATCACCATATAGAGAAGTTGCAAAAGCTATGAACACCCTTGTTCTTTCTGGAGCTATTTCATCACCATTCTTAACAGATGAAAACTTAGCTGGTAGAGAGTACAACATGGAAGAAGCAGAATCTGGTTCAATCAGATGGGATCACTTTTATGCTGATATAGACCAAGCTTTCATTTCACAAAATGTAGCAACTATTAAAGGAGAAATTGAAACAACAATTTCAGTTTTCAAAAGAGCTTTAGATGAATTCTCTGTAGAAGCACTTGAATCAGTTATTGATTTATGTGACACAATCTACAAAGGTGAAGAGTTTCAACCTACAGTAGCTAAGTTTTTAGCAGCAAAACAAGCTTATGAAGCATCAAATAAATCTTTATTTATCTGGAAAGAGTACAAAAATTATCCAGCTAAAATCAGAAACACAGCTATTGGTACACTTATCATTGACATCAATGAAGGTGTAAACTTAGAAGAAGCAGTTGCTAAGTATGAAAAAGTTGTTGCTCCAGCAAACTACAAAAGAACATCAGCTGTAGTTACTGAAGGTATGAAGAAACAAGCAACTCAAACTATTGATGAGCTTGGACTTAGAGACTCATTACCAAGACGACATGCTACTTTAGATGATGTATCAGTAAACAATGTATTATTTGCAGACTCTTCAGCACAAGCTGTTATGAAAGATGCATTAGATGACATATTAGACTCAGTAGTAACTAAACCAACAGCAACACCAAAAACAAGTCAAGAAGTGTCTATTGACAAGTTCTTAACTGATATTTTACCAAACTCAACAAATGTTGAAGTACTTGTAGAAAATAGACACACAGCAAACTTTGTATCATTAGTTGCACCAATCAACCCAGAAGCACCTAATATGCTTAAATGGAACAATAACTTCTCATGGTCTTATGCAGGTGAAGTAACTGACTCTATGAAAGAGAGAGTTAAAGCAGCTGGAGGTTCTGTTATAGGAGACCTTAGATTTTCAATCCAATGGAATGAAGATGGTCAAGATGGTAGAAACGATTTAGATGCACATTGTAAATCTCCTTTAACATATATTAATTATGGCTGTAAAAGAGGAAGTTGTGGTGGTAAACTTGATATAGATATTCAAGACCCAATGTCACAAACAAAAGATGGTACTGCAGTAGAAAATATTACTTGGGATAACCATAAAAGTATGCCTAACGGTACTTACAAGTTTTATGTTCACAGTTACTCTGGAAGAAATACTAGTGGATTTAGAGCACAAGTTGAAATACTTGGAGAAATTTTTGAGTATAACTACGACAGAAGTGTTACATCTGATGTTGTTGTTGCTATTGTTACTTTAAAAAATGGTGAGTTTACAATTGACCACAAATTACAATCAAACTCAGTATCTAGAACTGAATGGGATGTAACTACAAAACAATTCCAAAAAGTATCAACTATTATGTTGTCACCAAATTATTGGGATGACCAAAAAATTGGTAATAAACATTACTTCTTTATGTTGGATGGTTGTAGAAATCCAGATCCAGTTAGAGGATTTTATAATGAATTCTTATCAGAAGACCTAAGACCACATAGAAAAGTCTTTGAAGTACTATCATCTAAGATGAAATGTACTCCAGACAAAGACCAACTATCTGGTATTGGGTTTTCAAGTACACAAAGAAATGAGCTTACTGTAAAAGTTGATAATAGACCTTATTTAGTAAAGTTTTAATATGGAACATTTTATTAGAACTAAAAAGACTATTGAAAGAATAATAGGTGACACAGTACTAGGTGAAATCTCTGAAGATTCACGTTTAGAAGTAGACTTAGGTTGCGACTCATTAGACATTGTTGAAATCATTCTGGAAGTAGAAGATGAATTTTCTATTGAAATACCAGATGTTGATTTGAAAAATCTTAAGTCAGTTAATGACTTAATAAATTATGTTAAAGAAAAGGAAACAAAATGAATATTTTTAAATATGCAGCACTTAAAAAAGTAAGAGTACCTACTTCAAGAGGTAACCTATCAGCAGAACAGTTATTGGATTTACCAATCAACCCAGATTTAACTAACGTTGTTACTAACTTAGCTAAAAATTTAGACAAACAAGTACCAAGTACATTAGATTTTTTAGATGAATCTATTGAAGTAGATGAATTAACTCAAGCACAGTTTGATTTAGTTAAAGAAATTATTAAACATAAACAATCTGAAAACAAAATTAAAACACAAGCTGCAGTTACAAGAACTCACAACGCTAAAATTGATGCACTTATTGCTAAAAAACAAGAAGAAGAACTTTCTACTTTATCAATTGCTGAATTAGCAAAACTTAAAAAATAAGGACTTATTATGAACAGAATTCAAAAAGTAAACAGATCAAAAAAACTAAGAATTAGATTATCTAAACATGGAAGTGCTGTTCAAGCACCAGTTATTAAATCAGCTGCTGATAAAACACCAAAAGTTCAAAGAACTGGAAATTATTACACACAAAAACAAAATCATGTAATAGGTGTTAAAGATCTAAAAGGTAAAGGTAACACTTATTACAATACAGTTCCTGCACACAAATTAAGAAAAGCTCAAAAACCAGGTGGTTTATTTGATGTTGGAGCTCTATTAAAGACACTTTTAGCTAAAACTGGATTTAGAAGCCCAATTTAGCATAAGGAGCTTATTATGACTACTATTATTGTATATCATAAAGACTGTATGGATGGAGTGGCTTCAGCCTTTATTACTGATGCTGCTTTACCAAAAGACACTGAAAGAGAATTATTACCTATTCAGTATGGTGAAGAAGAAAAACTATTTGATAAACTTAGACAACTTGATTATGATGTATCTGTAATTATGGTAGATTTCTCATTTAAACAAAAAGAAATGTCTGACTTATTATTTACAAGTGTGGAAGTTACAGTTATTGACCATCATGCGACTGCTTGGCAAGAGTTAGAACCATTAATTCAAGAACCAAACTTTACTTTTCATTTTAATAATGAAAAGTCTGGAGCTACACTAACTTTTGAAATATTCAAAGCCAAACATGGGTTACGTAATGGTCTATTTAATTATATTGAAGATAGAGATTTATGGAAATGGAAATTAGCTTATTCTAAAGAAATTTCAGAATACTTATCTTTAATTGTTAAACCTAATGATATTGAATCTTTTAAAGAGGCTTATGAACTATTTAATAAAGATACTAAAACATTTGTTAAAAATGGGCAAACTCTACTTTTAAAAAAACAACAGTCTGTTAATGCTAAAGTTAAAAAAGCTCAAGAAGTTACTATTAAGAACACATCTTTCATGTTAATTAATGCAACAGAAAATGTGTCTGAACTTGGTAATGAAATTGCTAAACACTTTAATAAACCAGCTTGTATATTTTTCTTTGCAGAAAACTTCAAAGTAGTTTTATCATTCAGATCTACAGATGAACTACCTTCAGTATCAGATATTGCTAAGCAATTCCCTGGTGGTGGTGGACATAGAAATGCTGCTGGTTGTACTATAACTTTAGATGAATTATCTAATATTATAGGTACTAAACGTAAGTAGTTTTTTGAGAGGGTATTTTGTACCCTCAATTAAAAATTAATTTAAGGAAGAAAAATGACTCAAAACGAAAGACTAATTATCACACAAAACATTAAAGCACAACTTGATGGAGCTCCAGTTGCACCAATTTGTGTTAGTGGACATCCAGGAACTGGAAAGTCTACTATTGTTGAACTTATTGCTAAAGACTTGGACATGAATTTTACTAATGATTCAGCCCCAACAATGACACACGAGATTTTAAGTGGTTTACCAGATACTGTTGATGCTCCAGAATTTCAAAACATTTCTTTAGACCAATCTGTTCCAAAAGCAACTCAATGGTCTATTCCAGAAATGATAGTAAAAGCTAGTAGACTTGCTAAAGAAAAACCTACAGTGCTTTTAGTAGACGACTTTCATATGGTAAGTCCTCATTTACAAGCATACTTTTATGGTCTTTTATTAGAAAGAAGACTTGGGAATTATAAATTACCTAGTAATGTTGCAATTGTACTTACTATGAATGACTCTGAATCAGCTGGATTTGGTGGTATTAATTCTGCAGTTCGTAATAGAATGGCAATATTAAGAGTTGAATTCAACTTTGATTATTGGTTATCATCATATGGTAACAGACTACATTATTTAGTAGCTTCCTTTTTAAAAACAAAATCAAATTATTGTATGGAAGAAGAATCAACTGGAATTATTGGATACGCAACTGCTAGAGCTTGGACTGCTATTGCTGCTGAATTGAAATATCATACTGATGACTTTATATTATCACAATCATCTATTATTGCTGGTATGCAAGTATCTCAAGAAGCTGCAAGAGCATTTCAATTACATGTTAACTATATATCAGCAATTGACTTTACAAGAGTAGTTGCTAACAAAGAATTAACAGACTTATCTTCTAAAGATCCTTTAGATTCAATTATTTATGCATATATCACTAACTTTATTTATACAGTTGATGATGGTTTATATTTATTTAAATTGATGAGTAAAAATATTGGGCAATCTGCATTCATTGGATTTATTCTTGGAGAATTATATATTAAGTATACGAACCAAGATGATGCACCATTGTCTGAAGGTTTAACTTTCATAATAGATAGATTATTGTCTAGTCCAATGGATAAATCTAAATATGAACAAACTTCTTTACCAAAACTTGAAAAAGCTTTTGAAGAACCGATTGAGAATTTATCTGAGTTTATGGAAAAAGCTTCAGAATATCTTCTCTAAGGCCCTAATTAGCCATTTTTATGGTATAATTATATAATTAATTAACAAAGGATAATTTATGAAAAAACAAGAATTTTTACATGAAGCAAGTCATTACATTTTTAAAGAAGTAGCAAAAACTACCAACTTATTGTGTGGACTTAGTAAAACATCTTCTATGATTGCAAATTTATTTGCTAATCTTCCATTAAAAGTTGAAGCAAGGTATATTGAAACTATGCCAAAACCTTCTAAAAAACTAAACGCACTAGATGAATTTGTACATGCTTATATCAAGCATGATGACTCATCTGTAGTGTATATTGCTTTCTTTTATTCTGATGAAAAACATTTCAAAAGAATTATGTCAGCAATTAAAAAACACTCAGAATTTTTTGCTTATATATATATGAGAGAAGCTCTTAAACTGGTTCGTTTGATGAACACAAGGACTCATTATACAATGATGTCTGGAATTATTAAACATAACAACCCAGGAATTTCTGTTGAAAGCTATTATAGATTAAGCCAGACAGCTTGTAACTATGTTATCAATTCAACTATTAAAGAACTATTTGATGGTTCTAAAGTTAGTAGTAAAGTTGATAAAATTCTTGAAGGTCAAGTATATGATGCTAAATACCATAAGATGTCAGAAATGGATGTGCTTATAGATATTATTACTATAGACCATGAAGCTACTCCAACTATTACAAAACTTGATGAGCAATTTTCTTATGATGAATGGTCAAATATGGTATTTGATAATACAAATGGAGCAATTAATACTGATGAATCAATTATAACAGATTTAGGTGAATCAGTATCAACACAACTTGCTAGTATGGGTAGAGGTGGTGCTTCTGAAGCAATATTCTCAGAATTTTTTCAAGCTAAAAAAGTAAAAACTGGATGGTTTAAAAAACTTGCTGCTAAATTTAGTAGAGAAGTGTATTATATGACCAACACATTTACATCACAATGGTCTTCACTTAATGTGACTTATAGACACAAATTTAAAGCACCAAAAGCTAAATATGAGGACAACAAATTATCTGTTGTACTTTCTGTTGACCATTCTGGGTCAGTTTCAACTGATGGATTACAAAAATTACTTTACCTATTTGAGAAACACTCAAAAAAGATTACTCAGTTATTTGTACTAGTACATGATACTGAAGTAGTTAAACAGTTCACACTTGAATCTGACTATGACATTAAGTCTAACCCACAATTTGTGGAAGCTTTAGCTCATAGATTTGCTGTTGGTGGAACATCTCATTTTGATGTATTCAAAAAAATTAATGGAATGTTAAAAGATAAAACAATTGATCCAGAAAAAACAATTTATATATCATTTTCTGATAACCATTCAGATATTCCGGCATCTTGGAAAGAATTTCCAAAACTTAAAAAATTACAAACAACTTTCTTAAGTCCAGTTAACAATCCAGTTAACGTGCCAAATACAACTGATATAACAATGCAATAGCAACTCACACGGGTAACCGTGTAGTTGTTATATTAGCATATTACTAATATTTTAATCTAACAACTAAGGACAACTAATGTACACAGCTCAACAAGTAGCATCAGAAATAGAGCAAATTAAACCAAATTTTACAGAATTTATAAAATGGTTAAAATTTGGTAAATCTGAAAAATTACTAGAGGATTTTAACAACACAAAAAATATGTCTGTAAAATTGTTCAAAGCCCAATTAATCATAATCACTTATCAAACACATAATCAAATGTATGCTTATTCATCTTATTTAAATACCTTTGCTCAACTATTACAAGATAATTTAGATAAATCTGGAGTTATTCAAAGTGCAAATGCTTACAGTAATTATACATATTTTAATTACTCAGGCTACACTATATCTAATTCTTTTAAGGAACAGCATATAGCAAACTATATTACCGATGTTAAAAAATACTTAACACCTTATTTATGGAATAAAATAAGAGTTAAGACTAGTAAATCTGTTGATTTTAAAGAATTAAAAGAGGATTTATTTTGTTTAACAACTTTTAAAAATTATTTAGATAACTTAAAAACTAAACTTCCATCAACTCAAGTTAAAATTTATGTTGAACAAATTAAAAATTTTAAAGTAGACATAAAACAACAATATTTAGATTTATTATTAGGTCATGTTGGAATTCCCTCAATTGACTTACAAAAATCTTTATATTATCTTATCCCAAACCAAAGTCATGACAAAATTGAAAAATTTATGGAGTTAGGTACTAAACGGCAAATTCAAAACTTAGCAATTAAAAATGGTATTCCGGTACCTGCTTCATTGTATGATGATAGAGAATCTGATTATAAACCATTTATAACTAACACTAAGCGTAAACCAACTACAGATATACCTAATATTTCTTATTTAGTTGGAACAGCATATTTATTAAAAGTGCTAGATAGATTAGAACCAAATCCAGTATACGCTTATTTTGTAGAACAAATTAATGAACATCTTAAAGAACCTGAGTATGGAGAACCTTTAAAAATTTACTTAGCAAGTTTAAAAACAACCAGTGAAGTTTTAGGAGAGTATTGCGATGGACTTATTTAAATATACAACTGCAATTAAAGAGATTGAATTAACTAAAACTGTTAGTGGCTTAGAAGCATTAATTAGACACTATATTAAGTTGCTTCCAAGTAATTATTCACATATAGAAAATATAGACATATTTTATTATAAACTATTAGCTTTTTCACTTAATAGATTTGATTTAAAATCTAGTAGAACTTTACCTGGATTTATTTATGATTGTAAAAAGTATACTCAAAACAAATTATTAATATCTATTTTTGAAGTACATTTGCCAAATTATAAAAAGAATTATAAGTATTCTCCTATTTTTTCTAAAACACCAACATATACTAAGTTTATGGACATATTTGAATTTGATACTAATATAAGTCTTCCGCACTCTACATGGTATATAGTTAAATTAAATGAAATTATTGATAATAACCCAATTCACTTTACTGTGGAGTTTAATTATTCAAAAGATTCTTTTGAAAACTACTCAACTGATTTACATCCAAATATACAAACTTTAACTTATGCAATTAGATATAAGCAAGTGAATTTTCCTTATAAAGAACAAACTATTTGGGACTTATTTCTTAAAGATTGTAGGGATGCTGTATCTAAATTTCCAACAGAAACACAGTTAAAAGAGCAAACTTTAAAACTTCAACAACAAATTACTGCTCTTAATAGTTTAAAGGATTATATTAATGTCTAATTCTGAATCTTTATTACAAATGACATTTGTTTCTACTTGTAGAACTTTATACCCAACATTGGTTATGAACTTATCACTTAATGGTATTTCACTTAATGGATTAACACCAATCCAAAAGTCACAACTTATCACACAAGCTAAACGGGAAGGTATGGAGAATGGTGTACAGGATTTATCTATTTATTTGCCAGAATCCCAAATCCTTAACCTTGAGTTTAAACGACCTAAAGGTGGTAAGCAAAGTCCTGACCAAGTAGTTATTGAATCTAAGTTGAAAGAATTAGGACATAACTATTATTTAGTTAGAACACCAAAACACTGTTTTGAACTTATTGCAAAATATACTTCAGTTGAGTTTAGACAATCTCAATTTGATGCTTTAGTCATACCAAGTTCTAACGGAGTATTGACTAAAAAGTTTTTATACTTTACCAAAGGAACCAAAGTAGAATTTGTTGAAGCCCAACTTAAAGAATACTATTTTATTTAGGAGTATATATGCAAACTGATTGGATGCATGAACCAGAAGAACTTAATTTACAATACTTTCTAAGCAATGGAGTATTAACTGGTTCAAGAGCCTTTGGTGTTGCAAAACCAGACTCTGACTGGGACATTATTATAGAACTTGACACTTTACCAAGAGATTGGATGTATTATGTTTGTGATTATCATGTTTGTATAGACTTTACTGGAAACTTCAAAGAAGAACCATCTTCAGATGAAGCGGATGGAATAGATGACGCTGAGTATGTACCTAAAAAAGATGCAGAATACATTTGGGGTAAAGAACTATTAGTAATTATTAAAATTTGGAATAATGAAGAAAATGAAGAAGAGTGTATTAACTTATTTATTTATGATAATGGAACTAAAGATTTATTTTCTAAGTTTAAACAAGTTAATACTATTATGAATTTTACACTCACTAAAGAACAATTATCTGATAGAGATACTAGAGTAGATAGATTTATTGAATGTTTGGATAAATTTGGAATTTCTCATAAACCAAAACCAAAAGTAAAATCTATTTTTGATTTTCAACTTAATACACCACCACTAATTATATCAATATCAATATAAATCGGGGCGAGTCAAATGTCCCTCATGCCGAGAGCCTAAGTGATAGGATTTGAAAAAGCGGATTGTAAAACCAGTAAGACTGTCTTCCATAAGACATAAACGGGTGGTTGTTAAGCCATTCAAAGAATTTAGCACGTTCCTAAGTACGTACCTACAAACTTATACAAGCAATGTATACATGGAGCTACTTATGCCGAGATCGAGTACGGTGGCTCTAGTGTGTATATGGCCTGAGATGGTCAAGATTTATCCCTCAAAGATATACAGTATTTTAGGAAAATGAACTTATTATATTGGCAAATTTACTATATTGTAGTAAGTATTTATACTTTCCTGGACTAACGAGTGGTGTCGAGAACAACCAGTATATAGTAACTCATTAAACCGCACCTGTGTCTATATTTGATGTACTAGATGGAATGTAATAAATTACACGAATAGTGAGTTGATAGAATGGTTTAATATACTTCCCACACTCATTGCCATTTATGACATAGTAGCTCAGCTCGGTAGAGTCGCTCCCCTTTTAAGGGATAGGTCGCAGGTTCGAATCCTGCCTATGTCACACTTACGACTCACCTTTGCACGCACGTTACTTTTGAATACTGTAAGCAAATGTGGAAGAGCAGAGCTAGACAGCTCGAATATACAGCGTCCTAGGTAAGACTGTATTTTGTTGGTTCGACTCCAACCAGTATTCACCCTATTTAACCATCGAGGTTTGCAAGTGCCGTCTCAGCAGCAAACGTATAACTTGTTAATCTGATTAATTAACAACAAGCATTGGTGCAATTCCAATCGCCTCGACCTTATGTACTGTCTAGCTAGTCGCTAGGTTGGGCTTACTTTCATATAGTAACGATACACTGGTGCAATTCCAGTACAGTACACACACCGCAAAACACTCCTGCAGATGGCGGTATATAAATAGACAGTCTGAGAGTCGTATTCTAGAGTTCACATTAGCAGGCGATACTAGCTATTAGAAGAATTAAACTTTTGAACAAACAATCAATTGATGGAACAAAGTATCTTTGCTGAGTACAGTTATGTAGGTTGGATTCCTACCTTACTTTGTTCTAGTGAATTGATTTAAAGGAATATTATGGATGTTTATTTTGTCACTTTTAAAAATATATTTGATTTAGCCTTTTTTAAAAGTTCTATTTTAAATTACTCATATGGTAATACTCCAATAAGATTTAAAACTTTTAATAACGGCTTTTGTACATTTAGTTTAAAAGGCCCATTTAACTATCATTTACTTAAACAAGATTTTCCAAATGTAAAAATAGTGTACAAGTTTTTCAAAAATAATAAATCCATATTTAAGGAACTTTAAATGAGAGTATATCCATCAAATGAAAGTGTAATTGCTGCATATTTACAACAATATTCAGTTGCCGTTAGAAATCCTGGAAATACTTTATCGTTTAGAGGGACTAAACTTTATTCTTATGAGTCTTTATTAGCAATTATAGAACCTTTAGATAAGGTTATATTTATTGATGAAAACATAAGAAACTATTCTAATACAACTGCTAAACAAACTTATCTATTAATAAGCAATACCTACTCCTTTACTACTTATTCTGTACCGCTAAATAAATCTCCTAAAGAGGTACTTACTTTTTATTGGGAAAAAATTGACAAACTGATTAAAAAATTTGACAAAGCAAGAATTTTACATGAATTGTATAAAGCCCAGATAAAATCAGAATTAAACCAAGCACAATCCTATATAGAGTATATGAATGTGTCTAAGCAATGTAAAGAATATAAGCACATAAACCAAATTACTAAAGAATTGTTTAAAAGAAAAATATTATGACAGATTTAGAACGTTTAAAAGAACTAAAGCAACGTATTGAGTTTTTACGTGAATCAATATCTGAAGCAGAATTAATTCATTCAGTAGAACAGACTCTTACAGAATTTTGTGAATTTCAATGCACTTTTCACAAATTTAACAAAAAATGGGAATATTATATTAGGTGTTATATTAAGTATGAAAATATAATACTTGTTAAATGGAATACTAATAAATTAGAATCACTATACTATAATATTAAAGTACTGGTGACAGGAGAATATTAATGCAAGCACGACTTTACCAACAACAAGCAATAGATTCTATTAAATTAGGTCAGACTAATCTTATAGTAATGCCTCAAAGAAGTGGTAAGTCTTTTGTAATGGAACTTGCTATTGATAAATACCAATTTAACAAGGTACTTATTATTGTAGGATACCGTAAAATTGTTAAACAACTGTCTAGTTATTATCAAGACAGATTTACATATATTTTATCAGGTGAACCATTTGACCATTCTAAACAAGTCCATATAGCAACCCATCAAACTTTCAATAATAGGACAATTAACCCAGCAGAATATGACTGTATTATTATTGATGAATTCCATTCTCGTATGTCAAAAACTGTTTATGAGTTATTGGATAACCAAGCAACTCATTTGTTATTTACTGGTACACCATTAACTAATCGTAACAAAATTATTACTAAAGGTATAGACAATTTTGTACAACCAGTTACAGTTAAGGACCTTCTTGAACAAGGTTATTTAGCACCTACCAGATTTTTATCTAATTCAGACATTATTGGTAAACATGCTGAACAATTAACAACAACCAAACAAGACTTTGATGAGTCTATTGTAAGACAGCTTATAAAAACTGAGGACTTACTTGGTAACATTCGTAAGCTTATTATTGAGCAACAATTGGACACCAAGCATAACACAGTAATTTATGTGAATTATATTGATACTGCAGATACTCTGTATGAACTTTTATCTGATTTAAATAATGTTCAGTTGATACATTCTAAGTTAACTGACAAACAACAAACTCAAGCATTGACTGATTATGAATCCGGACCAGGAATTCTTATTAATGTTAGAGCTTTATCACTAGGTTGGGATAGTCCAATAACCGATCGACTAATTTATGCATTCTTTACTAAGATTCACTCTTTAGCATTACAGATTCTTTGGAGAGCTTCAACAATTAACCAAAGCAACCCTAACAAAATTGCTAATGTTTATGACATGACAGGGCAACTTGGATTTGTTAATCCCTATACAGACTTTTCATCTTATTCTAAGAAGAAGTCTTGTAAAGACCAATGTTATGAGCAATATGGGGATGACCCAATGCAATTATATTTTTGTTTAGAATCTTGTAAAGGTGAACCTATTGTAGTAAACTGTGATGGTAAACAACCATTTCACCACACTGAGAACCCGTTCATATCTAACTATCGAATTGCTGAAGGCACTCCATGTAACGAATCTTACCCATCTTGGGAATTTAAGTACAAGACTGTTGATGCTGGACTTGGACTAGTTACTAAGTACCAAAAGTGTCCTTGTGGATGTGTTACTGGGTATGATGTAAAAACTTTACACCAACCATCTGATATGATTCCAGTTTACGATGAAGATAAACTTATGAATACAGTTACTATACTATTCTCTAAAGAGCATATGAAAGCTCTAGCATTGTTTGATGACATTACCCAACCAAAGTATAAGCTTTATGAATTTAACTCATCTGAGACTCTTTATGAAGAAGCTTGTAAGTTTTTTGGTTCTAAACTATTTCAAATATTAAGTAATGCTTCTATGCCAAAACTACCTAATGTAGCAGTTAATAACCAACTTAACGCAGTGTTACCTCTTATTAAGTGGGGAACACCAAATTCTGGATTTATTAAGAAACTTATTAAGTCCAAAATGGAAAATATTTGTGAATTTCTGGGATTAAAACCTGGGATGGTGTACTATGTTGCTAAACACATTACTAAAGACAACGAAAAACAGATTTTACAAGACATTAGCAGAAACTCATTTGACCGAAGTGATTTTGTTAAGTATTGCAAAAAACTACAAAAGGACTAATCAATGTCAGTTAACACACACGGATTTAATGAAGGCGATTTAGTAACCAATCAAGCATTTTGTGAATACAAGCCTTTTAAGCTTACTTCATCTCATTTTAGAGGCATATCAGCAAGGAACTCTCAATGGTTTGCTTGTTTAGAGTACGCCTCACCTTTAGATTTTAAGGTATACCAATCACTTATTGATGAAGTCTCTGATTTATTCTCAGACTTAACTGATGCTCATGTATCTTATGCTATGGGAGACAAACAACTTGGTGGCTGTAAACCATTAGACTTAAACTATTTCAAACCTGAACGTAGACCTTTTATTGAGGAGTACCTAGGAAACAACAATTCAGTGGAAGTTGCACTTAAGTATTATGAATTTTTAAAGGTTAAATAATGAACAAACAACTAATTAACAAATATTGGAAAGAATTTTGTCATTGGAAAGATGGTGGAAATGTTATATTTTTATCTAATAAAAATAATTGGAGAAATATATCATACTTTGCGAATTTTTGGAGCTTAAAAGAAATAGGTAAAATAAAATCTGTAGTTATAAGTGATGAATATATAGAATTCAGAAAAGCACTAGCTGAAGGTAAGATTATACAGTTTAATTACGGCACAAAACAAGAACCAGATTGGGAAAACTGTGATGAAGTAAATGAAGAGCATTATTTTTCAGCGTATGAAAATTTTTATCGTATCAAACCAGATAAACCTAAGTTCAAGGCCGGTGATTGGACGAATGAAAAAGGTAGTTTAGAACCTATACAATTAACTGAAAAATATATTGATACAATAAACAAAGTTGGTTCGTGGGATGATTTTACTGAGTGGAAACCTCAACGAGGTGAATGGTGTTTAATGTGGAAACACAATAAAGATGTTGTTGCACTAGAACAGTACAGCAACCTCACAGAAGTTTCATTATATCAATCTAAATCAAAAAGAGTTTATAATGAATGTATGCCGTTTACAGGAACATTACCAACACATTTAAAGGACCAATAATGGAAGAAACAATTGATTTTTTCAAATATATGAGTTTACTTGCTAAACTAGAATCTATTAAAGGAACTAAAAAACCAATACATGATTTTGTGAATGAGATATATAGATTATCAAACAAATTACAAGTTCATAATGAAAAATACCAACCGCATCCACAAACAGCAAGGTATGCTTATATGTTAGTTACTAGAGCTCTTACTTATGATGGATCTGTAAAACCAATTAAAAACCTTATACTAAGACAATTAAAGGTATTAACAAATTTATTACTAAGTAGAGAGATAGTGACAAAAGAAAATATAGTTGAGACTTATGAATTTTGTACAGGAACTATAGATATATCTCCCAGTTCTTTAAAGCAATTTTTTATTTTAGACGATATAGTACAACCTTTGACAGATAAAAAATTTTATCTAAGTTTTTGGGGCACTAAAGAATTAAAACTATTTTCAGATTCAAAACAAGCAGCTAGAGTTTTTCTCAAAAAACATAATCCAGACAGCCTATTATTAGATTATATTACTTTTGATCAAAAAGAACACGATAAAGTAATAGCTGAAATGCAAGAATTTAACAATTTATACACGCCAATATTAAAGGACTTAAAATGAGCACACTAGCAGCCTCAGCACAACAAACTAAAGACATTACTATTAATGGTAAAACTTTTACAAACAACACAAATTTATCAAAGGAACATGCAATATTTGCCAGTTATCATAGCACATTGTATAGCGGAAACCCTCCAAGAGAAGGTAAGTTGTCAACAACAACTATTATTGGGCCTCTTAGAAAAGCAATACTTGCTATTAAATATCCAGAAACCGGAACACAAGATGTGTCTACTCTTATGGCAAGTGCCAAAGGAACAGCAATGCATGAAGGACTTACACAAGCACTTAATGCATACAACGTTGGATATACATGTGAAAAAAGAGTTGAGCGTGAAATTAATGGTTGGAAAATTTCAGGAGAATTTGATGTTTTAACACCAGACAAACAAATCAAAGATTTTAAGTTTGTATCTAATTATAACATCAAAAAGCTTATTGAAGATAAAGAAAAACTACAGCCTGAGTGGACTCTTGAAGAGATGTATATACATGTACCAACTTATTTTAAGTATGTAGCACAATTGTCTATTTACAAATGGTTACTTAATGATCCAGAAGTAAAAACTTATGGTTCTATCCTATTCTCACTTAATAACGGTTCTGATATGGGAAAATACACAATTGACCAGGAAGTTACTTTCCCACTTAGACCTATGGAAGAGATTGAAGAATTTCTATTTGATAGAGTTCAACAAATGAAAGATTATCTTGCCTCTGGAGAAATTCCACTTTGTTCTAATGAGGAACGAGGTTATTCACCAGGTGAGTGGAAACTACAAAGAATGGGAAGCACTGGTAAAATGGCAACTGTTAGAGGTTCTAAATGTGCTTCAGCTGCGGATTTATCTGAGTTTATTAGAAAATCTGGTCGTCCAGGTGATGTTGAAGTTATCATACCACCTAAGTATATGTTATGTGGTTATTGTAAATTCAAAAACGTATGTGACCAATACGTACCTGTAGAGGACTAACAAATGATAAGAACAGTAGACGAAGCTTATGGAACAGACGCAGATGGAAACCGTGGAGTTACAGCAATATCCTATGAATTATCTGATGATGACACACCAGAAATAGAATCTCAAATTACAGAATTCATAGAATCTACTGGTGAACTACCAGAAAAACCACTTATTGTTCGGTTAATTGATCCAATAACAGCAGAAGATGTTGAATTTGAAGTAGATCCATTTTACTATATACCAAAAGTTAAAATGGAAACTTATATTAAGGAGAATTAATGACAATACTATTAACCGAACTACCAGAAAACTACGAAGCTTCTATTAAAGCCCAAGTACTGGAAAGATTTGGTGTTGAAAACCCTAAGTTTATTATTCGTATGATACACCAATTACATCATTCAGACCTTGGATATGAAATCCATGGATTACAAGAACCTATTGTATGTGATTATTGGGGAATCAAAGATGACTGTATTATTAGAGTTGATGATTGTTCTGATGTATCAGCAATCGCAGAGATTGTAGCATCTCAATATATTGAGCCAGTTGTACATTTCTGTGATGAGCTAGAGGTCGCTAAACGATGGTTGAACCGCTACAATTCTGATTTCCATACAGTAGCAGTTGACTTTGAAGCAAAGGATTTAACTTTACCTCAATTCAACGAACTTACTATGTTGTCTATTGGATGGAACTTATTAAAGTCTACTGTTATTGTGTTTAAAGACCAAGCTATTAGGGATTATGTACTTAACTGGTTAGTTACTACTGAAATACGACAAGTTTGGCATAATACTTTATTTGACCTTAAATTTATTAAGTATCATACTGGCAAATTACCAAAGAACATTGAAGACTCACAACTATTAGCAGCAGTTTACAACAACAATGTAGACTCTATGAAACGTAAGTCCGGTCTTAAAGGACTTTCTGGAACACTTTATCAAGATTGGGCAAAAGATAAATCTTCATTTGACTTATATGACACTGAAGGTAATGAATTTGTAACCAACCTGAACTATGTGGGTTCTGGAGATCCAAGCATTTATAATTTACGACTTATTAAGTATGCAGGTATTGATACACCAGCAACTAAGCTGGCTTTTGAAAAGTTCGACAAAGAACCGGCCTATCCAAATCATTGGATACCACAAACTTCTGAGCCTAGACACAATACTGAACAATTTAACCAACGTTATTACTATGAATTTATTCTCAAACCAGCAATACCAGTTATTGTTGAGATGATTATGAATGGTCAAGCAATTGATTTGGATAAAGTTGACAAATTAAAAGCAGAAGTTGAACAGTTTAACAAAGAAACTCTTGAAACTATTAGCAGTATTCCAATTGTTAAGGAATTTCAAGACAAAGTTGACCAAATTCGTATTGATAAGTTACTAGCACCAATACAAAAAGCAATGAAGAAACCTAAGTATGAAGGTTACAAGAATACTGTAGCTATGAGGACTTGGATTGTTAATCATTACGCTGGAACTACTCATGACAAAGTGACGGCTGTTATGCTAAAAGATATTGAGGCACCTATTGCTAAGTTATTACTTGACAAAGCTTTTGAGGATACTTTAGTCAAAGCTGGAGCAGACTTGTATGAGGAAGCTGAATGTCTTAGACAGAACACCAACGCTAATCGTATTGACAAGATTAACAATCCAGAAAAGTATACACAAGTAGGATTTAACCCTTGGAATTACCAACAACTCAAACAAATGTGGATATCTTTTGGGCTAACTTCTTACAAAGTATCTAAAGAAACTGGTGAAATGTCATTTGATTCTGATGTGCTTAAAGAACTATCTAAAACAGCAACTGGTGACCCTCAAAAAGTCATTAAGCTTTATTTAGAAGTTGCACAGTCTAAAAATATGATTACACAGTATATACCAAAATATTATGGTTCTACTGTTAATGGTAGACTACATTATGCTCTTAAGCTAATGGGAACTTTTACAGGCAGATTATCTGGTAAAGCAGGTGGCGATAAACTTGAAGCTCCAATGAAACATCAAATGGGAGCTAATGGAGTTACCCAACCTGTTGGACATAGAGTTTATGGTAAGACTGTTAAGTCTATGTTTGTAGCACCTAAAGGTCGTATTTTAGCAGCATGTGATTACAACGGATTGGAAAACCATATTAATGCCTGTTTAACTAAAGATGAAACAACTATTAAGTTATTAAGTCCAGACCCAGAAACTGGATTGATGTGGGATATGCACACATTACATAGTACTATTTTCTTCAAAGAAGAATGGGAAGCTATTACTGGTCAACCATTTGAGAACACTATCCAGTATAACAACATGTGTTACAAATTAACTGATGAGAACTCAGAAGCTTCAGCTTTACGTTCTAAGTCTAAACCCATAACCTTTAAATTAGCTTATGGAGGATTCCCAGACTCACACAAAGGTGGGGTTATTACTCAAGCAATTTTTGACAGATACCACACTGAGTTATACCCAGGTGTTACCAGATTTAGGGAAGACTATGTTATCCCAACTTCACAAGACCAGAATTATTTACATCTTAACTGGGGACTTAGAGTTTATTCCAGTAACCCAAAAGGTGATTTACTGGCATTGAACAACGCAAATTTCCAAGGCTATTCGGATTTAACTCTGATTGCTGGAACTAAGTTTAGGGACAAGTATTTAGCTGAAGGTAATCCACACAACATAATGGGATTGAACATCATTCATGATGCACTTTACTATGAATTGGATGACACACCAGAAGCAATTAAGTGGGTCAATGACAACCTTATTGCAACTATGGTACCAGATTTTCTACACAACCAAACTGTTCATTTAAGAGCAGAATGTGACTTCGGATATAATCAAAAATCTATGGTAACTATGCCAAACAACGCAGATTTACCAACAATTGTTAATAAATTAGCAACTTTAAAGGACTGATATGTTTGTTGGATTTGATCCAAGACCACCAACTAATAGAAACTTCATTAAATGGACATTTATATGTGAATGGTGTCACAATTATTGGAGACCTTTTTGGATTCTTAAAGAAAGTAAAGTAGATTTTAAATGCACTTGTGGAAACCATCCAACTTCACGTTATAAAAAGGATTGATATGAAACGATATTTAGTAGCATTACCTATCTTTAGAGGCAGTAAGGGATTTTGTCACCAAACTATTTTAGTTAGTGCTAAAGATTTACCAGATTGTATCTCTTTAGTACATCATCTAAGACCTAATAGGAACATTGGGGAAATTAAGGAAATTGACTATTAGGCCATCAACGATTGACAAGTTGATGGTAAGTAGGCTCTTAATAGGAGGCTCTCCTAACAGGAATGAAAATTAGCCTTTACATCAGAAGCCTTAAAGAGCAAGGGAAAGGCAGGTAGTTAGTAATTTATAAGACAGGAATAAAGCCGCCTGCAGTACTAAGGTTCAGAGGACGATATCGTCCCAGAAGTGTACTTAACCAAGTTGTAACCGGACCAATTACTAACTACTACTTATAGAGATGAGCCAGAATGGTAGCCGTAATTGGCAATAGTGGTTCGATTCCTCTGTAGATTAATAGGTGGGTTCGAGACCACCAACTCGCCTTAGAGCAGCAATGAGAATATTAGTTGTATCCAATGTTATTCTCTTTGGTGTTCTACGACTAGTGGTACAGTCTGTGTGAGTCAGACAGCACTTATTTAACAGTTAAAGAAAACAGCTTTCTCTCCTTTTGTCGGAAGGTGGGAGTGTGTACAAGTTATGGTAAGAGTCCATTTACCTTTCGACATCTTAAGGCCCGAAAGCGTGTAAGTTGTGTTAGTATGACATACGTCGGGAACGTAGTCAGTTCGAGGCTGACAGGGCAAATTTTAATATACCTATGAGAGCACATTAGTAAAGTGATTGCATGAGTTAGGGTCGCAACCTAGACTGTCACTTACTAGCAGATTAATTACCTGGTGCTTTCTTAGGTATATTAACCAATAATTTTGTAAGGATACATAGTGAACAAATTAACACCAAGACAAGTTTATAATTTACTGTATACAGTAACTAAACATGACAACAAACATTTAGGTGAAGACAAATCTAGTAGAGTAGCAAATATTTATGCTGTAAAGGCTACTTGGACAGTTTATAACAATCCAAGAGAGTACTTAAGATTTGTTTCGGCTTTATTGAGAATTTATAATATCAATTAAACAAATAACAAAAAAAAAATTAAGGAATTATAAATGCCTACTATTACATCTAGTTTTAAGCTTAATACTAAAGAAGCTATTAAATTAAAATTTGAGAATAAACTTGATAGTTTAGTAAAAAGAATTTTGACTGAACAATTAGTAAAAGAGATTATAGATTCTAATTGTATTGAAATAATTAAGCATGAACCAATTCCTAATTCATTACATTATATTAGTCCAAGCAGTATAACTTTTGTAGCTAGAGTAAATGTTGAAAAACCAGAATAAAGGAACAATTGTGAAATTAATTTCAGAAAGAGTGGATAAACTCATACAAGAGAACAAACCTTTACAGGTACATATTGGAAATCATTGGGTTGATTTTGATGGAGAAGCATATGAATTATTAAAATTTCATCGCTCAGATATTAGAGAAAAACCAGAAAAAGATTTTACTATAAGTGAGTGGTGGATACCATTTAATAACACAGAACCTGTAAAACTGACACAAGAGAATATAGTTCATTTTATTGGAATTAAACCTTATATGCAATACACAGAAGCAAAGCTATGGAGGCCAAATGTGAATGAGTGGTGTTGGAAGAAATATTATGGCTTAGTTAAAGTTATAGAGATTAACCATTATTCTGATGTAGGCACCTTGTACATAATAGAATCATTAAGAGCTAATGAAGCCTACCATTTAAATCCTTGTTCACTTAATTCCCTGGAGCCTTTTATAGGTAAACTACCAACATTTTTAAAGGAACAAAATTGAAAATTGAAGAACAAATATTAACAAATTTAAAGTCACTTATTGACCAGTACGAATCAGAATTAACTTTTTTACATAATCGTAAAATGGATCAATTTGATATGACATACTTACCAGAAGTTTTACAGAATATGGTAAAAGTAGCAAATGCTAAAACACCATCATTCTCAAACATTTCTGCTGTTGCAGTATCAAACTTTGTGTTATCCCACTTATTTGGTCAACTAAGACCAGTTATTAGTGATGGCATCTACTCAGATGACAATATTGGAATTAACACATATTCAGTAATTATTAGTAGGTCCGGTTCTGGTAAAGATAGTACTTACAAAGCATTATCTAAAGCTGTTTCTAAAGCACATGAACTAATTCACAAACAACATATTATTGAGCTGGAAGACAAAGCTCGTATGAAGTTTATTAGAGATGCAAAGAAAACTACACAAGACTTAGATGAATCTACTGTAACTAGGGATATGTATGAACATCTTATTGACAAACCAGAAACACCCATTGCTTCATTAGGTTCTACTCGAGGTGGTTTAACTACTTCTCTTAACCGTATGTCAAAAACTTCTTTTGGTATTAAGTCACTATTTGCTAGTGAGCTTGGATTAGCTATTCAATCTAACTCATCTATTGTGGAAGTTCTTGAACTATTCTCTACTTTATTTGATATGGGTGAATCTGTTTCACCAGAATTTAAAACCCAAGAATCTAAAGAAGAGTCAGTTAATGGAATGTTTCCTAACTTACTTGGAATTAGCTCACCCGCACCATTTTATACTGAAGGTAATGTTCGTAGACTTCTTGTACCAATGCTTACTACTTCACTTGCTCGTAGAGTATCTGTTGTATTTAGTAATGCAAATGAAGAATTTGAGAATGAGTACATACCAGAAAGCCCTTCTGAACGTAGAGAAATTCAAGCTCAGAACAGAATTGTACTTAAGGAATTAACCGAGTCTTTAAATGAGCACTTTGTTAAATGTATAAAACACACTATTGCAGATCCAAATATTATGTTTGATGATGAAGCACAGACAATTTATGATGACTATAAATCATACACTCAAGACCTTAGTAAGTATTTACTGCTTAAATATGGAGATTCTGTTGAAGGTATAGAAATGTCTGGTAGGGCATTTAAAATGGGACGTATTGCAGCAACTTGGACTTTAGCTCAAAACAAACGAATTATTGATGCAGAAACTCTTAAAGCAGCAATTTATTTTTGTGATTACACAGCACAACATTTAACTAGATTTGCTAATACTCTTGAACTTAAAGATTATGAGATATTCATTAATGATTGGGAGCAAGGATTTATTGATAACACATTACCTGTTGACCAAGCTATTACTAAAGGATACATTAGTACTAAGCATTTGAACAAAGTATCTTTGGAGAATTTCTTAAAGCCTGTTAACTCTAGACTTGAAGGAGTTGCTACAGTATCTTATAATGACAAAACTAATGCATTTGTATTTGTACCAGTTGTTAAAGTTATTAGTGGAGACTATTCATATAGAGCAATGCCTGGACATATTACACAAAGACCTCTTACAAATGTTGCTGCTAATAGGCCTATGGATGCACTTGGTAAGTTATTAGTTGTTGATTCAACTATTAACCCATTTGTTGAGGATTCGGCAAACTTTGTTATGCTAAATGTTGAACATTCCTTTTTATCTATGGATATGATTAGCAAATATTTGGCAAGAACACACCATTATATAGCTACTAGTAAAGACTCAAGTAATAAGCATGCATTTACATTGATTATACCTGTTAACTCTATTATTAAGTCTTCAGAGTATAAGTACATTGCTTTATCTATTGCTAACCAACTAATGTTGAAAGTTGCACCAGAACATTGTGAGCATGACATGCTTTATTATGGATATATTGGAGCTACTATGTTACAAGCATCTGACAACCCACAACTATTTGATATTAGTGGAATTATTGGTAACTTAGCATCTGGAGCTGATGTGCCTTTATTATCAGTTAAGCCTGATAAGAAACCTAACCCAGCTGTAACAGCTAAGTATTTTCAAGATGACATTTTACAACATAAGCAATTATTAATTGATATGCTTGACGCATCTTCAAATCCTTTACTTTTATTTGCAAGTATTGTTTATGATCTTAAAGTACATTATGTATCTGATGACAAAATATTAGAATTTGTTGATAGCGTTAATTCATCATTGATTAAGTCTATTGATGAACAAACAAAACAAATTTATTTAATAGAGCCATTTATTAATTTATAAGGAGTACATATGAATAGAATAGAACTTTTAACACGTCTTAAAGAAATTGGAGTAAACCCAAAAACTTATGGTGAACAGACTATTGCAATTGATACTTTTAAAGCTATAAAAGAAAAGCAATTATGTGATAGTTGTAGATATGACTATTGTGGTTGTTCTGTACAAGACTCAATTTTACAAATTGATCCAAAGGCCAATTTTAAAACTTTTGGATGTAACAGTTTTAAACCATGCAAGTAACTCTATCGGTAAGACCATTACCAGGATTTAGCAAGTCTGAACGAGAAGACATTAAGTTCTACACCCGTTATTTGAAGTGTTACTTTGAATCATTAGTGGAGTTATTGTCTAAAGACTATATGTATTCACCTTTTGGGTATTTAGGAATGGAACAAGGACTCTATAACATTTGTAGTGAAGCACAATTTATTGTTATTGACGTAGATTACACATCTACCGACATACATAGTAGACTTTTACAGCTTGCAGATGAGGAATTAGAGTGTATTTTGGGAACCACAAGTGACCCAAGTAACTTACTGAAGTACCGTGTGCTTTTACCTCTTAACAGACCTGTTAACTCTAAAGAATATCGTAGATTAGTTACTGGTGTTAGAGAGTTTGGCTTAATACCAGATTTGGATAGGGCTTCTGAAAGACCTTCTCAAAAGTTTTATTCCTACGCAAATTCTACTGTAGTGTTTAATAAAGGTTCACCTTTAGTAGTTGATAATTACTTAGCTGAAGAGTCACAAGTATCACAAACCCAATTAAACTGTGATTTAGAATTACACCATATTCTTGATGAGTTAAGCAGTTATTCTACTGCTCCACCAGGTAGTAGAACCCGTTATTTGTTATCAGCAGCATTCAATTTAGTTGAACGTGGAGCTGATAACAAGCTTATTGAGCAGGTTATATTACATATTAATCGCTCATTTTTGGTGCCCAAGGATACAAACTCTGTATACCGTAGGGTCATTAATTTTATTAAAACGAGAAGGAAATTTTTATGATATTAGAAAATATTAAATTAGCAGACAGAAAACGTCTAACAAGTCACTATCCAGTTTTATTGGCGAGTGAAACAGGTTCTGGGAAAACATTTGCATTTTCTCAGTTAACTCCAGCGGAAAAGAAAAGAACTTATATTCTTAACTTTGACGGAAAAGCAATTTCAGATGATGATTCTGAGTTTTTAAAAGTTTACTATGAATTTGATGTTGAAGACATCGAAATGGTTGACAAAATTGAACAAATTATCATTACTGTTCTATCTGATGACAGAGTTGATAGACTATTATTGGATACATTTACGCTTATGACAAAACTATTTAACAGATGGGCTGCAAAACACTTCTCAGGATTTGATGTATGGAATGCCTACAACAATGCTATTACACAAATTCTTGAGTGTGTTAAATCTGCAACACTTACATATGGTAAATTTACTTATGTTACAGCACACTACCCACCAAAAGTTGGTATGGCACCAAATTCTAAAAGATATGTTACTACAAAAGGTAAAGAGCATACAAACATTATTGAAGAATCATTCTCTACTGTTGTTGAAACAGTTATGGAAGATAGACAATTCAAATATGTTTGTGATGTATTTGATGAAACCAATACTACAAAAACAAAATTAGTTGAGAGTTCATTCAAATTTGTAAGAAAGTCTGTTGATGATTTAGAACAAATTTTAACTAAATCTAAAACAGTAGCTGATGAGCAATTGGTGTAAATCATGAACACATTAACAAACAAACAAGTTAGAGAACTTATGAATGAGTTCTCACCAAAGTCCGATGGCTACGTTCTTAAACTTACTAGAGCACAATTTGAGGAATTAGTTGAGGATGCTACTGATGTAGATATCTCAGAAACGGAAGGTTCTAATGGGAATCGGCTAAAAGCTTTACTGAAATCGTCAACTGATGAGCAAGTAGAAGCTTTAGTAAAAGCTCTTAGAGCTGTTTGACCATCATGTCACTAAACTGTTAGTCGACTAGAGTTTAGGTGTAGCTTCGGCTAGAACATTTTTATTTATATGAAAGGAAATATAATAATGTCAATTATTATGAACACAATTAACAACATGTCTGAAAAAGACAAAGAAAAATTAGGAAAAGTTGGTACTAAAATCAACACAGATGGTGCACATGCATTAACAATCGTAGAAGCTTATGAGATTGATAACCAAAGATTCTATCTTAAATGTGAAGATTCAGAAGGTAAAACAGTTGACTGGACTGGATTCCTTAAGCAAAAAGTTGGTAAAGACAAAGATGGTGTCGTAAAAGCTGGGGAATACTCAGTATCTGGTGTAAAAACATATTTAGATGATGAAAATGCTGAATATGACAACTTAAGAGTTATTGGACAAATCAACAATTTATGGAAAATTTGTGGATTAGATGCAGCACAATTTGGTGTAGGTATTGTAGCTGGAACAGTTACATTTGCAAAAGCTGGCACTAAAAACGTTGAAAGATGGACTACTTTAATTGGTAGAGAGTTTACTGGAATTACTTCATTCTTAGTAACACTTGATGCTGATGGTAAAAAAGCTTGGAGAAACCAAGACCTTAACATGGATGCTTTATTTACTAAAACTAAACTTTCACAAGCAGAGGTTGATGGTGGAAAAACTGAACCAGTTGCTATTGAAGCTGCAATTACTGCTGCTAAAGCAAATGCTGGAATTGAATTTAAAAACAAACAAAACAAAATTTGTATCCAAGAGTTACAGTTAATCAAAGGTGCTGGAAAAGTTCCTGCAACTGAAGATGCTACTGCAACTAAAACAGTTGACGCAGGAATATTCTAATGGAGAAGTCTTTACACAACACTTGTGCTAATGGTGCAAGTAAGAATGTAAAAGACATAGTTTTCTGGGGTAACGGTGATACTTTCAAACTCATCTCTAAAGCTTCTTCTGAAGCTGAGGGATGGATGAAGTCTACCAAAGCTATGCAAGCTGGAACTTCTACCGTTGTTCAAGTAACAACTCAGCAACGGAATCCAGATGGTACCTACTCTATAGCAGAAGATTTAACTACAGTACCTAATTCTTATATACATGAAGAAAAAGATACTGAAGGAACTGTAATTAGTAGGTGTATAGTAGGTATAGAATGACTCAACCAGAAATTCTAACTAAGTACCAAGAGACCTTAGAAGGAACTCTTGGTGCCATTGCTGCACATTTGGTGTGTACTAGCAAGGACTCAAGTAAAGTTATTAGAGATTGCTCTAAGCAGCTGGATTCTATGTCAGTTGAACTTAGAAAAACTTTAGTCGATTTAGATAAAACTTTAGGTGTTCAAAATGAACAATCAAATTAAATATATAAGGAAATCACAACAAATGGAATTAACTAAAAACCAAATCCAATTGTCTTTAACTAAGACAGAACTTAATCAAGTTATTGCTGAAGCTTTGGCTGATGCAGAAACTTCTGCAGCTATTAAAAGAGCATTAAACCCTTTACTAGCTGACAAATTTCCACAATTCCCTGAATTTACTAATATTATGTTAGGAGATACGGATGAATCAGGTGCAACTCAAGTTATCTTGAAACAACCAACAACACCAAAAGCTACTGGGCCTATTAAGTCAATTGAGCCTACAGTTATTGATGAACCTGTTGTTCAAGAGGAAGAATCTACTCCTGTTAATGAGTATGTTGAACCTGCAGCAGAATAACATAAGTACTCTTCGGAGTACTTAGTACAGTCTTGTTTTATTTCATGTTTTCCTTCAAGACTGTCCTAAATACTCAACAAAGGACACCAAATGCAAGTTAATTCGCCAAGTCATATTGAAGTAGTTTTTAGAGATGAACATAAATTTCAACTAAGAGTTCTACAAAATCCACATGTTTGTAGATACGATCAAGTCACATCTATAAAACAATATATTAATTTATTTGGTAAACCAACAGCGTTCATTTGGCATGATTCACATCTAAGACCGATTACTCCTAAACTTATCAAATGGATTGAAGAAGAATTCAAACCATTATTTGATTATGATCCCCTAAAGTGGTTAGCAAGTGTTGGTACCTGTTTTCCAGAACTAAGACCATATCTAAAGGATTTTCATGACATCTCTAGTAACTTATAATTGCTTTAATGAAGAAGATTGTATATCATTTATTGAATTATTTTGGAAAGACAGTCACTCAACCCAAATCTTTCCTATGCAAACTTGTAGAGGATTATCGCATAAAGGTAAACGTCCTACCTATTTTAAATGGCACAAGTCTGCCTTATGTCAAATTAATCCTAAGCTTATTGATTGGATTTATAGAGAATTTATGCCTATGTTTGATAAAGACTCATTTATGTGGTCTGTTAGTACAAAACAATTACAAAAGGAACTACAATGTCATTTAATTGGTCAAACCAACAACTAGACATATTTAAAGCTATCGAGTCTGGAGAACATCCAGTACTTAAAGTAAAAGCAACTGCAGGAGCAGCTAAGTCTAGCTCGTTAGTTGAAGCTATTGCAAGGTACAAGTATACACACCAGGAAGCTAAAGTACTCTATTTAGTATTTGGTAATATGGCTTCTAAAGAAGCTCGTTTAGCATTTGGTAAAACAGCAATTGTTAGTACATTACATTCATACGCTTATCATAAAGTGGTTAAACAGTATGGACTTGGAGAAGTTAAACCATTTATTACTTGGAGAGATATATCTAAAACTGTTCGTAGACCATTTGGTAAAGATTCTGAAATAACCACATTAATTGAAGAATATTGCAAATCAGAATTTATTACTATGGATGAATATATTAACTCTATTGATGATGACTCTTTTCAATATAACCTTATACCAGCAGCTAAGCAAATACTTAACCTTATGGCAACTGGTAAAATGCCTGTAACTCACTCATTTTATCTTAAACTATATCACATACTTGTTATGAGAGGTACTGAAAAGCCACCAGCTGTAGACAGATTACTTATTGATGAAGCTCAAGATTTATCTGCAATGGCTTTGGATATTATCAGTAAAATACCAACTAAACAACTTGTTTTAGTGGGTGACCAAAATCAACGTATTTTCAGTTTTATGAAACTTATTGATGGTTTTGAAAGATTCTCTAAAGCTTATGTATTGGAATTGTCTACTTCCTTTAGAGTTGATAACTCTTATGCACCAGTTATACAACATTTTCTTAGAAAACACTTGGAAACTCATGCTGTATTTGAAGGCATGTTGTATCCAGAAGATGTTGTGCCAAAAACAAAAGCATATTTAACTCGTACAAATGCATCATTAATTGGTAAAATGATTGAACTTAATAAATCTAAAAAGCAATATCACTTATCTAATAATGCTAAAGTTAAACAAATGTTTAAATTACCATTAGCTGTTATTTATGCTAAACCAGGATTTCCACAAAAAGACCATGAACTTAAACATTTTCAAGAACTTGTTGATGAATGGGGTAAACTTCCACAATATAAAAGAGAACAGCAAGGCTTATATACATTTTTATTGAATCATCCAAACATTGATTCAGCCTCAACTTCAGCTATTAAACTTGTTATATCATTCACTAAAGAAGATATTATTGATGCTTCTGAGCAAGCTGAGAAACACAAAAAAACTGCTTGTAATTTACAACTTATGACAGCTCATACATCTAAGGGAACTACTAGAGATATTATTGAACTAGACCCTGATATGGATAAAGCTGTTAGAGAAGCATTATCAAAAACTTTTAAAGGTACTGAAGAAGACCGTAGATCTGAACTGTGCCTTTATTTTGTTGCAATAACCAGGCATAGGCATAAACTTATAGGGGCAAATTATTTAAAAGAACTTATGGAGGAAATTAATGAGTGATATTAAAAAATTACAAGAATGGTTTGAAAACTATTTAATAACAGAAAAACCCCAAAACATTGGTGGTGGAGCTGTTGAAATTTCAAGCAACAATGAAGATGTGTCAGGACTGTTATTTATTAAAGGTAGAGCTGATATATCTGTATCTGAAAACTTATGCATAGCATTAGGTGTAAATGGACATGACCTTAATAGGTATGCTTTAGCGTTTAAAAAGATTAACGAACTTACAAAACCATTTACTTACTCAAATGCTTATAGATTAAGAATGTCTACACCATTTCAAAATTGTGTTATGACATTATTGGAATTGGAAGACTATGCTAAAAGAGTTATTGAAAATGATGACGAAGTAGGACCATATACTCCAACAACCAATTTGATTGAATACACTGGAGCGACTAAAAGGATTTAATGTGCTTATACAAAAAGGCAATAGTAAGTTAAACAATACTTACATGTTTAACATAGTAGCAAACAAATCTGTTTGTGGTAGGGAATGTCCAGGATGTTATGCAATTTCTGAACAAGTTAGATACCCATCTGTTCTTAAAGTTCGTAATGAGCGTTGGACAGCTTCTGCTAGATCTAATTTTGCTGATGTGATACATTATGAGCTTAAACACTTATCACAAAGACCTAAGTACTTTAGAATACACGCATCTGGAGAGTTTTATGCTCAACACTATGTGGATTCTTGGACTAGAATAGCAAAATCTAACCAAGATATTATATTTTATGTATACACTAAAAGAATTGAACATTTTGATTTTTCAGAATTTAAAAATCTAAAGAATACAGTGCTTATTAACTCATTACATTTTGGTAGAATTAACTATGGACCACTTGAAGCAGCTCCTAAGAAGGCTTTCATTTGCCCAGTAAGTAAAAACATTTTATGTGGTATACATTGTACACATTGTATGACCAAAGAAGCAGAAAACAAAGGTGTTTATTTTATTAAACACTAATTTAAAGGAATAATTTATGACAGTATTATATAAACCAACAAAAACAGGAGCTACTCAGCAGTGGTCTGTTGTAGTACAAGGTGATTCATTTATCTGTACTTATGGCCAATTAAATGGCAAAATGACTTCACAGTCAACTACATGTACTGGTAAAAACATTGGAAGAGCTAATGAGACAACACCAGAGCAACAAGCTCAGCTTGAAGCTAATGCATTAGTTACAAAGAAACTTAAATCTGGTTACTCTTATGAGATATCTGATACACCAAGTGTAAAGTTACCAATGAAAGTTAAGTCTTATCAAGACCAATTAAAGAATATTAAATTCCCTTGTATAAGTACACCAAAACTTAACGGAGTCAATGGAATTTACAAAAGAGTTAATGGTGAATTAACTATTTATTCAAGAGGTGGAGAAATATACCCACCAATACCTCATCTTGAAAAACATATTCATGACATAATGGATGAACTTCCATCTGACGAATTAAATGTTGAACTATATGTTCATGGGGAACATTTACAAGACATTCAATCTGCAGTTAAGAAACCTAACAAGTTATCTCCTAGACTAACAGCAAATATATTTGATATTTGTGATGTTGATGAAGATTATGAATCTAGAAGAATAATGTTAGAAACACTTTATTCAACTCTTAAAAGACTTGGACATCCTTCATTACAATGGATAGGATTACTTATTGGGGTTAAATGTAACTCACATGAAGATATTGAAACACATTACAACCATTGTATGGCTGGAAGCTTAGAAGGTACTGTTATTAAAAACCTAGATGGGATGTACAAACACAATGTTCGTTCATCTGATCAATTTAAGTATAAAAAAGTACAATCTAAAGAGTTTTTGATTATTTCATTTGAACTTGACAAGAATGGATTACCAGTATTTATTATGAATGTTAAAGATAAGTTTTTCAAAGCTAAGCCAAAAGGCACTAAAGAATACTGGAGTTCTGTAGATCCTCACTCATTTGTTAACAAATGTGCAACTATTGAATTTGAAATGTATAGTAAAGATGGAATTCCATTGAAACCTATCTTTATATCAACTCGTGAGATGGACTCTAACGGAAACCCAAAGGAATAACACATGACAACTGAACAAAACAACTCAATTATTCTAGCTCATGATTTAGGTCAAGACTATTTTGTCTGGCAAATGTCTGAAGCTGATAAAACAATGCATGAAGATCAAAGACTTGAAGCATTTTTAGAAGAACAAACATTTGATGAAGACACAGAAAAAGTATTTGCTATTATGGAGCATACTGGTGATAATTGGGATGAAGCAGAATCTGATTTTGGTTCAGACACATACAAAGTATTAACTGATGATGAAGCAGATGAACTGCTTGATGAACGTCTAGAAGAGTATATTGATGATTGTGTTTTATGTAATATATATGAGGAATATCATAGGTATTTTAACAGAGATGAGTGGAAATCAGACAATACTGATGATAGAGGACATTGGTTAAACTATTCAGACGGTTCTGAAGAAGAAGAAACAATTAATGGAACGACATATTATATTTATAAGCAATAATTAGATATAATCTCAACCCACCGAAATGTGGAAAAACTAAACTTTTTATATAAGGAGTTCTATATGAACAAAAAAGAATTTATTAGGGTACTTGCAACTAAGCAAGAAATTAGCCAAGGAGCAGCTTCTGATTTATTAGAATCTGTAAAAGATATTATTAAAACTGAATTATCAGCAGGTAATGAAGTTGTGTTAGGTTCTGATTTTGGTACATTTAAACCAACTAGAAGAACTGGTTTAGTTCCAGGAACTAGTACTAAATATGATAGTTCATCTGTTAAATTCAGTATTTCTGCACCATTTAAGAAAGCGTTAAACTAATGTCAACTATAAACGTAGTTAAGCATGACGGCACTACGGAACCATTAGATTTAACCAAACCTACAGCAAGCTTAGAATGGGCTGCTGAAGGCTTATCAGGTGTGTCTGTATCTGATATTATGATTCAATCAAAACTACACTTTTTTGATGGTATTACAACTTCTTACATTACAGATATATTTATAAAAACTTGTGATGATATGGCGGATTTAAGAAACCATAACTATGATGCTGCAGCTAGAAATCTCAAACTGCAAAAACTATATAAGCATGTTTTTAACTCAACGACTCCTACTAGCCTTATGGAATTTCTTGAAGATAGAGTTCAAGCTGGACATTATTCAGCCAATGTACTTAATCAACCAGGAGTTGACTATAAGGTTTTAGAAGAGACAATTGATCATTCAAAAGACTTTAATTTCACTTCATCTGGACTAGATGCACTTATTAAAGGTTATGGTATTTGTAAGTATGAAACTCCACAATTTATATTCATGGCTATTGCTATTGATATATTTAGAGACTATCACTTTGCAAAAACTGACTTTATAGTGGATTTCTACAAAGCTTTAGCTGATTTTAAAATCACTTTACCTTCACCAGAAATGAGAGCCTTACGAACAAATTCCACTGATTACGCATCATGTATTACATTTCGTATGGGTGATTCTATTGATTCCTGGGATGAAGCAGACTCAGCATTATTAAAGCACACAGTTGCTTCGGCAGGTGTTGGAGTTGATATTGCAGATGTAGCTTCTATTGGAGATAAAGTAAAGAATGGTCTTATTACCCATTCTGGAAAAGTACCAATTTTGAAGTCTATTGATACTCATGTTAAGAAAGCATCGCAGAATGGTAGACGAGGTTCAGCAACAGGTTATGTGAATTTCTTTGACCCAGAGATTGAATCAATCTTTGCATTGAAGTCACCACGTATGCCTGTTGAAGACCGTATTAATGATTTATCTTACGGGATAAAACTAAACCAACTAGCTTATGACAGAAGTAAAACTGGAGGAATGATTTCATTATTCTCAGTTAGAACTGCTCCTAAGTTACTGGAACTATTTTACTCAGAAGATATTGAAGCATTTACAAAGTATTATGAAGAACTTGAAGCACAAGAACTTTATACTGCTCAAATAGATGCACAAGATTTCTGGGAACGTTTAGTAGCTGTTGAATCTGCAGAAACATCATCTTATTATACTATTAATATTGATGAAATGAATGCAAACTCACACATCACTAGACCAATTACACAATCAAACATTTGTGTTGAATATATAACAGGGACTAAACCTTTAAGTTCAGAACACCCAAATAGACCTGACATTGGTGTATGTGTACTTGGAAATGTTAACCAAGGATTAGTTGGAATTGAAGAATTACCAAGAATTACAGAATTATTGGTAAGAGCCCAATCTCACATCATGCAAAGACAAGTTCACCCAACATCTCAAGCTAATGCCTATGTGGCCACTTACAGAGATATTGGACTTGGACTTTCAAACCATGCCTTTTGGTTAGCAAATAACGGTTGGCGATATGGTGAACAAGCTGCACTTGATGCTCATAATGAGTGGATGGAACACTTTTCATATAATTGTCACTATGCCTCTATGCAACTTGCCAAAGAACTTGGTGCAGCACCAGGATTTGAGTTTCACGATAAACTGCTACCAGTTGCTCGTTACAAGAAAACTGTAGATGAGTTAGTAGAGCCCCAATTACATTGTGATTGGGTAGGATTAGCTTACGAAATTGAAGAACATGGTATGTATAATGTAGGTTTGATGATGGTTCCTCCAGCTGAAACTTCAGCAGGACCAAGTAACCAAACTACAAGTCTTGAGCCAATTAGACAATTATTGACTGTTAAAGATAAGTCTGGAACAAATTATAACCAATTTGCACCTGATGCAATCAGATTAGCCGGTAATTATGACTATGCGTTTGATTACAACATTAACAAAAACTTTTTGAAGCATGTTGCAATTACACAAAAGTGGATTGATAAAGGTATTTCGGCAAATACATTTTATAACCCAGAATGGCATGAGGGTAAAGTATTATCTTCAGAAATTCTTAGTGATTTATTTTTTGCTAAATATTATGGTGTAAAAACTAGATATTATCAGAATACTAAGCTTCCAGACGAAGCAGAACAAGATTTAAAGGGATGTAAGGAGGGATGTAGTGTCTAATCATTTATTTAACCCAAACCCAATTGACTTTGCCCAAACCTCATTATTTTTGGGGGAGGGTAGGAATATTGCAAGGCTTGATTTATCTATTGAGCCACACATCTCCAAGATGACAGCAGATGCCATTGGTAAACTTTGGTTTTCTGGAGATTTTTCACCATCTAAGGATGGTAAAGACCATATTTCTTGTGGAGTTCCTCTTCAAACTTTATTTATGAAGAACCTAAAGTTTCAAACTTTACTTGACTCACTTGCTGCTAGGTCAGTTGCTGAAGTATTTATACCAATCACAACCAATCCACAGCTTGCGAGTTGGTGGTTCCAACATGCATTTTTTGAAGAGAATATTCACTCACAGTCTTATGCAGACATACTTAAGGGATTACCTGTTGATGCTAAAGCTATCTTTGATGATATTATGGTTAACCCAGCAATTCTTAAGAGAGCTAATTCTATTGTTACTTGTTTTGAAGATACAGTTGAACACAATGCCAGAATGATCTTATCAAACACTGTTAAAGGTGGATTAGTAGAGTATGACCTAGAAGCTCACAAAGTTTCTATTGTTAAGTCTTTATTTGCACTTAATATTTTGGAAGCAGTATTGTTTAAGTCTTCATTTCTTACAAGTTTTGCTTTTAAGGAAAACGGACTTTATTCAGTAACTGCAGACATTATCTCTAAAATTGCACAAGACGAAGCTGGTCATTATGCTATGACTATTAATTTACTTAATAGACTACGTAACGATCCAGCTTGGGCTTACATTTTTATTGAAGAGTCTGCAGCTATAGACCAGTTGTATAGAGATGCTCTAGAAGCAGATTTTGACTGGATTGATTATTGTTACACTAACGATGTACAACTTCCTGGTGTTAACAATAAGATATTAAAGCAATATGTTACAGCAAACATTTATTCTGTTATGACTTCGGTTAAACAGCCACCAATTGTTGATAAACTTGACAACCCATGTAAGTGGTCTAACAAGTACACAAGACCTTCTTCTATTCAAACTGCACAGAAGGAGAAAACTTCTGGTAACTACTTATTAGGTGTTGTAAAGAAAGATATGACTAAAGAAAAATGGGAGGAATTGTTATGATTTGTACAAGATGTTTACATGACATTACAAAAAAGCATTGTAACCGTTGCATAGAATTGTTAGCTGAAAAAGGAACTGTTTGGACTCAATTTGGAGTATGTCTTAAAGGTAAGTACGCAAGTGCTTATTCTGGACCACTACTTAAAGTTGAAGACACTAAACAAGTTACTATCACAGAAGAACTTT